CCAGATAGCCGGCCTGATTTCGTTTCCGGACACCACCTTTAAGGATAGTGTTCTTATGTATCTGGCAGTTATGGCAGCGAACCTTCTTCTGATAGAAAACTTCGTTGCTGGGTATTGCTTCCGGATGACCGCTGATGCACCTGGCATCTATGTAATGCTCCTTTGGCAGATAATGACGGATACGGGTATTCTTGGTGAGATATCCAAATGTCATACTTACCTCAATATCCTGTGGCTCATAAACTTCCTTCAGCTTGTTATAGAACGCCCATCGCATGATACCCATGAATGCAGCATCCTTGAATCTCATGCCACGATGGATGGCTTTCGGCAGCTGCACCGCACCTGAGTGATAACCCTTATGACAGGTCTCACATAAGGTGATCAGGTTATTGGGAGCATCGCCGCCAGTCTTACGGCTCTCGATATGATGTACATTGAGTACCGGATCCTTGGATTTGCCTTTGCAGCACTGGCAGGTATGTCCATCCCGGAATAATACATACTCCCGGACGTTCCAGAAATCGAGCTGCTCACCATGTTGATAACCAGTACCACTGATATCCGGATCCTTGATCTTCTGGATATCAAAGGATGCTGTCTCCACGATGATCTTTGTGACCGGAAGTATCTTACATACTCTGGATACCACGGTCATGTGGGTATCGACTTTCTGCCGGATACTGGGAGCCAACCAGTCCTTCTTATCGGATAACCGGTTCAGGAATCGGGCTTTCCGGTACCGTGTCTTACGATTACGACGGAACCTGCGGTTCTGTCTGCGTGTGGAAATAAGATCCACAATGTCATTTCTGAGCTCTACATCGGAAGCATAGAGTTCTTTTGTTTCCGTGGTGCCCGACAAACCGATATGTTTGCTGCCGGCATCCACACCTAATACGATATCCTGTGTATAGTGCGTGCTGTCATACAACAGTCGTATGGTAAACGGACAGCACTTTACTACTTCCGCCCGGCCGTCCTTCAAAAGATGCCGGACCTTTCCATGCCTGTCAGTGGGCATAAGCGGCTGTCCGTCGATGTTAAGAACATATACCATAACAGGCACTCCTTTCTGTGAACCAAATCACATAAATCAGAGGTCATTCCTCTGTAATGATACCTTCGCCAATGTTAATGAGAGGTTTTGGATATCCGCAACACTGTCCCTACCCAACAGGACTGTTTAATCACGGACCTCAGAGCTGCAGACTAGGTATTACATCCGCAGGTGACTATATATTCTCTCGTAACGTAGTGTTCGAAACACTTAGGCTAGTCAATATCGGGCTTTTACAAACCCGTCACTTTAGTGATGGGTTATTGACTTATATTATATATAATTAATATGACATTATTTTTATGGAATCCTATACCAATTATACAGTCTGCTTTTTCACGGTTTTATATAAAAAAGGCAGCCAAAGCTGCCTAAATTAATCATTATCGTTCAATAAATATAGGGATTTTGGAAGAATCCATCCTTCGGGGGAAACAACATATTCTGTCTTTGTTGTTTTATCGTTTGCAATATTGGTCTTTTTTCCATAGATTTTTTCAACAGCATCCAGATAATCTTTCTGAATGTTAAAATACATATTCATCCAAAGATTTCCGTCTTCTCTGTAAGCGTTTACCTGCTTTGCCAACTGACGAATCTGTTCTTCCAGCTTTTCTTTCTCTTCTCCTTTCAGTTCTTCCTGTCCAATAATATAACCACCGTTTTTACGAATAGACGGCAATACTTCATGAGTCACCCACTTACGGAATGTTTTTGCTTCCTGTTTCTTGGATGCGAAAATCATTTCATAAATACCGTATTCATTTACACACTGATATTTACGTCTGCCGGTTCCGATATTGATGAAAAATTCAGTTCTATCTTCAGGATCAACTAAACGAAGAGCATGCTCTGCCTTCATACACAAAATTTTAGCAACATCTTTTGTCAGGAACCAAATATTGCCATTGTCTCCAAATATAGCGGTGAGCTGTCCTAAATTTGTGTTATTAAATATTTCAAATTTGTCCATTTCGTTTCCTCCAATTTTCTTTTGATACAATTAATATGAAAGAAATTATGGAAACAATTATTTGAAAAAATAATATTTCATATTTTATATTCCTTAAAAATAAGAATAAAAATATTGATGTTTAAAATACATCCGTTAAGTGGATGTAAATGCTTGCAACACCGCATAAACAATAGACTTTTGTAAAAGTAATGGTTTGAAAATCAATTTAAAAAATATGCAATATCTTGATCTGTATTAACCACTTTTCTCATAAAAAAAAGAAACCTTATTAGCTCTCTGTTTGATGCTTCTTCAGCTGATGCAGATTGCATCTAAACGACCATATCGTTTTCTCCGTAGCCATTTATTACAATCGGCTCATATACGATTCTGCAATCTTTCTCGGAAGTTAATGCCACATCTGGTATAAGCAGTTCATTATAATCATCTTCCGGCACCTCGTCATGAGACCAATAGTTCATGACTTTCCATTCTTCCTTATCTAACGGAATATGTACATGAATACTGAAAGTCGGCTCATTTGGATTCCGCAGATTCATTCTTACCTGTATTGTCGCACAGGGAGCATCCTCTGTTAAATTGAACATGATAGGAACCACAATAGAAATTTTATTAGAATCCCCAATGCCATAATCCATACACAGATACTTCTCTCCAGTCATTTCCGCAACTTCGCCTATAATAGGATAGCCCACACGACTGATTTTCCGCTCGTTAATACAGGACAGAGTCACATAATTACGGTTCGGATATCTATGGTTGAACTTCATATCATCAAACCGTCCTGCATCCAGAGGGAGTTCGTTCAAACCCATATCAAACTTCAAAATATCCTGATTCGCATATGGGAAGAAAACACCGACATCCAGCACCACAATACTTGGCTTTAGCTCATCTGTATTAAAGAAACGTTTCAATTCCTCAATCATCATTTTTCCATACATATACTCATTCTCCTATCGAAAAGTTATTTTATAAAATTAATATGAAAGAAAATACATGCAAAAATATTGTTATCATGAATATGTATGTGTATAATAAACGCTTCTGGCCAGCTGGCCAAAAGCGTTTATTATACAGTCTGAAGAAAGTTTAATGTTTCTTTTTCAAATTATTCTTCTCCCAATGTTGTTTTTCCAATATCCATAATAATGTCACTGGAATCACCGGTAATAACATTAGGTAGCTGTCCGTTCCACTTTTCATAATACTGCTGTCTCAAAATCTTATCCGTAATGGAATCATTCAAAAGTTTATTTGCATCCGCCTCGCCCTGCGCCTTAATTACAGCTGCGTCAGCTTCAGCTTTTGCCTGCGTCGTTTTAACCTGAGCATCTGCTTCCGCCGCTTCAATCTGCCGTTTATTTTCAATCTGCTGCTTTTCATACGCAAGCTGCGCAGTCTGTTTATCTGCAATGGCCTGATTATAGCTTTCTTCAAAGTCAGTATTTGCGATAACTACCTTATTGATAAATACCACATCGGAACCATACTTTTGATCTAAAGCTTCCTGAATCTTTTCCTGTGCAATAGGTTCAATGATTCCACGATTGGTTGCATCTGTAGAATTCAGTTCCTTACTGCTACTCTTGATTGCGGATGCAACAAGATTATCTGAAATCAGATTTTTCTTATAATCTGATACGTTCGCATAGATCCAGGCGCTCTTTTCGGGGTTAATTGTGTATGTGACAGTTATTCCTTCATAGTATAAAACGGTACGCTCAGCAGTCTCACTCCAAACCTGGCCGGTATAGGAAATATCCTGCTGTTTATTGTTGACCTGATTAATAGACTGCACAAAAGGAATCTTCCAGTTAAATCCATTCTGAACCGTTCGATTATCAATCTGTCCGAATGTAATTCGTACTCCGGTATATCCAGTTGGAATAATTGCAAACGACTGACTAAATACCAGTAGTATAAGGCCACCGATAATCATAGGATGTGCATAATGTTTGCCGAGCTTTACATAACCAGTATCCTTCGTCAAAATTCTAATTATAATTCCCAAAATTGCAGCTACAACACCAATAACAAGTAATACGATATTCATAAAAAATCCTTTCTGTTTTTAATGGTTTTCTCCATTTTTCATATATACAAAATTAATATGAAAGAAAATGTATGCAAAAATATTGTTATTGTGAATTATTTTTGTTATTATGGAATAAATATTATTTAGATCAGAGGTAATATTACATGCAAAATCAAGAAAATAAAGTAGAGACTATTATTGTCAATCCACTCATTAATGATAGTCATAGGAGCAAAAAATATATTACTGAAATTTCCAATCAGATAGGGGAAGAATATTTTAAAGAAGGCAAAACATGGAAAGAAATATCATTATCTCATAATTGCAGCATTAGCCTTGTGCAGCATTATGTGAATTTGTATAAAAATAAAAATACTTTTGCAGAAACAAAACGAGATTTGATTAAAAAGAAAATAATAGAAGAATATAATAATGAAAATAAAGTATCAATGCGAGTTCTTGCTGAAAAATATCAGCTTTCATTATCAACCGTAGAAAGATATATTAAATTTCATAAAAAAGATCAAATGAGACAAAAGAAAATTTGTTCTATTCTGCCTGAAAAATTGGGTCAAAAAACAATTACTATTGCAGAAGATTATCTTTATAATAAAATATCTTATGCGCAAATGTCTCAAAAATATAACTGCTCTGTTGGATGTATACAGTATCATGTTAAAAAATATTTATATGCTCATCCCGAATTAAAATGCGATAAAAAAGGCCAATGAATTAATCATTGGTCTTTTCTTATCTTTGCAAAATTGCTGTTTTATATGCTATATAACAAGCGATATCTCCCAGCGTTTTCCGATCATATTCAGACAAATCAATAACTTTCATCCCACTATTCTTCAAATACTGTAAATAGATATTGAGACAGTCCATGAAACGGTTATGTGCCGAGGTCCGATATTTGTCATTCTCCATTTTCCATGCATTATCATTGATTGCGAAATCCATCCGGTATTTTGCGTAACGGATTGCCGATTTTAATACATCTATTGCAAGCTCGGATGTATCTGGATCTGTTGAATTAGTTCCATCAATAACTAATAGCATAATATTTTCGAAAATATTATCATTCATGAAATAGCTCTGCCTCTCTTTCTTTTAACTCATGGAACATTTCTTTAATATTAACAAATTCCGCTGTTATTTCATCCAGCTTTTCAACGTTAAGTTTCACAGTTGAGATGCTCTCAATGCCTTTTTCCTGAAATGATGGATTATATACCGGTTTGAATAAAAAATGGAATTCATTTTTGCATTTTGTTGGTTCAAAAAAAACTTGTCGTAATGGAAAGTCTCCTTCCGTATCAAAAACAATCCGGATATCATATCCATATCCCTGCATTTTACGGATAATATGTTTTCCGCCCCAGGGATTATCCGTTTTTGTTTCTTCTATCAATTTAATACCCTGCATTTCTTCCTCCGTTTTTCTATTATTCTAACACTAATATGATAGAAAACAAATATGAAAAAATAGAAAAGGTGGTGTCAAAGTGACATCCGCCTCTTTTTTAATGAGAAATGTCCGAAATTTCTTCATTTTCTGTTCTATCATAATCTCCATTTAATATGGACTCTAATAATTGTGACCGCATAGGTTCCGTTTCTTTAATGTCTATAGGACCACCATGATCGGCAGCTATTTCCTGTATAACATTTTTTGGAATTTCTTCTCCGATAAAACTGTTGTCCCGTTTTATAAAATAAAAATCAGCTGATCCAAGATCGGAAATATTTGCTGTTTTCACATCATATTCACCATAAGAATTAGGCTTTGATAGTTCAAGCATGCTTCCATCTCTTAATTTGATGGATCCGGATTTTCTATCATTCATAAAACCTTGTAATTCTTCTGTCTTATTCAAGTTCTCATATTCTGTAATTTTTTCTCTCATTTCGGCAGTCTGCAGGATCGGATATGGTTTCTCTTTGGCTTTTTCCACTACTTCGTCAATCAAATGCTCGGATTTTTGTAAAGCGCCCTGTTCGAATAATTCATTTGTAAGATCCGCGCAAAATTTTGCCACATGATAATGATTATCCTGTGTGAAAACCATTCTTCCGTTTATAGTTTCTATCTGTGGCTCAAAATCGAATATCTTCTGCTTCCCGTTCCTAGCTGCGATATCATTGATATTTTTACAAGCAGCACATGCTTTGTCATGTGCTTTGTTTCTTTCATCATTTGCTCTCTCGATTCTAGCAATGTATTCAGTCTGATCTATACGTTCAGAAATTAGAAAAGCTCGATTTCTTTCTGTTGCCAGTACTTGATCTGCCACTGTATTAACATATTTTGTAAGCGCTTGCGCATATTGAACAATATCCTCTGCTTCTCCAGGAACTTTTTCCATTAGAGCTCTTAATTTTTCTATATACATAAAAACACCGTCCTTTCTGCTGTTAATATGACAGAAATAGACGGTGTAAAATTTGTTATAAAATGAAATCGTCGATACTCGGGGATTGAGTATGCACATTTCTGGAATTTGACTGTTGAACTTTTTCTGTTGCTTTAGCTATTAAATCATCAACGGATAAAACATCTTCTTTAGGAGTTTGACAGTTTACTATATCGGAAACATTGTCTTCAGAAAGAATCCCTGGATATTTTTCTTCAAAGTTTATCAAAGTATTTTTACTTATCTGCTCCTGTTTGGTTATCTCATCGTAAACAGTTTCAAGACTATGTGCAGCAAGGAGCGATTTAAGCGAAAGCTTTGCCTCAACAGATATTTTGTTCCAGTTTCCATACAAATCCCGGACAGCTTTATCTACCTTGTCGAAAGTGATTGATCTGCCCTGTCGATCATTTTCAATAATAATGCCAATAATATCAGATCGATCATGCTTATAAGGACGATAAGAAGCTAATTTCATAGCTATAAGATATTCGTCTTTTATCGTCCGAACTTCCATACAATGAGAATAAGAAGCATAATATTTACTATATTGACGGATGTTAGGGCTGTAAGAATCTGTATATTTAAAATCCTGATTTAGCCAACCATTTGGTAAATTGTATTTGTCACCGATTTTATTGATGATGTCTTTTAAATCTTCCCTAGCTACAATAAAAGCGTCTATATCTGTCGTTCCCGGTCGAAAATTATAATTCATAGCCAATGATGCTCCGCCGACTATAATAATTTCAATATTTCCTCCTTTAAACTGTTTGTGATATTCTTTTGCTACTTCTTTTAAACACGTAAGCATTAGTTCACGGTCAAGTTGTATATCATTTTCACTCGGCATAAATATCTCCTTCCAATATGTTGTACTGTAAAAAATATGGATTGGCATTTGCAATCAGTTTTTGACGCTCATCGTCTTTGCCTGTTAGCTTCTCCATTAAAATAATATCAGGAGAGACGATCAGCTCTTTCATTTTTGTCTTCCTATATTGTTCATAATCCATACATAAGCTTGCGTTATTTTTTTCTGTTATTTCATCGAACATGGCCAATGTATATAGGGCTTCCGGATACCATCTTATATTCCATAATATGGGAATATAATTATTTTTCCTAATAAATGATAGCATTTCTATATCGCCATTTCTGTGAAGCTTGTGACACATTTCGCTTCTAAATGAAGAAAAAGGAACCCGCTGTTTTAGATTTAAAATTGTATATAAATCATCCATAGATAAAGAAAAATATTCAGCCAATCGTTTTAGTATAAGTGCGTTGATATTATTGGGGTCCGTTTTATGATTTGCAATGTCACTTAATGTCGAATACGGAATATTTGTGTCTTTAGAGCATCTATATACGCTTATTTCTTTTAAATTACATAATGTTTTAAGCATAAAAATCACCTCATATATATTATAACGGATAACCGTTATAATATGCAAGATAAAAAATTCCATTTAAATTAAATATGAAGTATATATTTTTAATGTATGCTAGAATCATGCTTTTGTATTGGCAATGATTGCTGAGTGTTAATTTCGGCAGTCTTTTGCCTGGCATTCGCGATTGTATCATCTATAGAGCCTTCTGAAGTAATTGATATCATTATTTGTATTTATCATAACACAATCCCATCCTTTCTAGCGTTCTGCAAAAAGAAACTGTTTTGATTTTTCCAATTTGACTCTGAATAGAATTTAGCATCGACTTCCGGGCATTCAGAATCAATTGGACTTATATTCCCCCGTAACGTAAACAAATCGCTCTTTAATTCGGTGTGATCATTAAACGAATCATCCATAATAAATAGCAAATCTACATCACTGGACCAATGAAAATTTCCTCTTGCACAGCTACCAAATAAAACAATATTTCTTATATATGGAAAAATCGGTGAAGCAGATGCTTTATTAACAGCGTATTCTAATGACTTTTGATGTCTTTCACTCGGAATAACAAAATTCATAGAAAATCCTCCTATATATTATACTATTATAGGTCTTTTACTGCAAAATAATCTTCTCCAGCAATTTCTTCCGTTCATACTCTTCTCGTACAACATTCAGATCATGAGACTCTTTAATATTAAATCTTGCACGAAGGAAACGTTCCATATCTTTTTCCAGATTTTCTATAGTTTCTTTTGAAGTCGTCCCGGATTTTACGGTTAGATAAAATGTCCATTTACCGAGTGACTTACTTTCTCTTTTTCCGTTTTCGTCTTCTTTTAATTCACAGGTTATGTTGATTCCCGAAAGAATTGTTTCTTTACATTCTGGAATCCACCGATAATCTGTAATCACTCGCATGGCGCCACAGAATAGATGATATAAAGCATCCCTTACTTCATTCCATCTATTGGGACAATCCACTTCTATTGTTCTCAAAAACCAATCGAATTCAAATTCCATATCTAATCTGGATCCGTGAGCATCCATTAATTTTAATCCATCAAACATAATTTTCTCCTCATAACAAAAGCTGGGATTTTTCCCAGCTTTTAATTTTTGACTATTGCTATTATATAGCAATTACTGCTGATTCTGCAAGCTTTCAGTAAGCTGCTTTCGAAAATTTTCCTCTTCTTTTTTGGCATTTTCTTCCTTGATTTTACGAGCTTCCATAAGTTTCCGAATACCAAGAAAATACTGATGCAATTCCTTGTAGCGCAAATATTTTTCCGGACTAATCTCTTCCAGGTTTTTCTCCATTTGAATTATTTGCTCTTCGCAGGCATCAGCCAGTAACTGGCAATCTTTATAACTGATAGGGAATGATCCTTCTTTACTGTCATAACATGTCATAATTATACCACCTTTCTGATATTAATATGATAGATTAAATTTAAAAACACTGTAAATTTCTACACAAAATTCATCGTAAAATATCTTGATTTTGAGTATATTGGTTTTTATTTTGAATTCCTTTGTTTATACAAATAATATGGAAGAAAATATATGTATAAAAAATGATCCCCGGAGGGGAAAAGTTCCGGGGATCTTCATCAAAGATAAAAGGGGAAATCAGATGTGTTCTTCATCTGATAATGCTATTATAACAGCTTTGAAATATATTGCAAATTTCTGCACAGAAATTTTTGCATCCATGTTTTTAATGATTTATTGTTCTTTATCTGATTTTACCTCTTTGTAACAGGAGGTTTTTGTCGTACTTTATTTCAGTGAACTATCTTTAAAAAATCTTTTTGATTTTTAATCCATTTTTAGATACTTCGATATATGCATATCTACAAAATCCCAAAGAACTAATTCCGCCAATATTTTCGTTCATATTTTCATGAAGATGTCCATGAATATGATATTCTGGTTTTTTATCTAAAATATACTGAGTTATGCCTTCTAATCCACTATGCGAATTTTCTTCATTATTTGTTCTAGCTTTATCGTGAGTAAGAAAAATATCACAAGTTGGTAGTATTTTTGCTAATTCTATACTCTCTTCGTTAGTTAACATAGGTGAGTCAGAGTTCTTATATTTAAAGCTTCCGTGCATTCCTGTAAATGTAACTCCATTAAATTCTATCATCTTTCCTTCAAAATTTGGAATATCCATTTCTTCTAATTGTCCATCATAATCATGATTACCAAGAATTCCATAGATGAGAGCTTTATATTTTTTAGCTATTTCTTTTGCAACGAACATATCTCTTTCGCTCATATCACCTAATATAAAGACAATATCAATTTTATCTTCGATGTCAGAGAGAAAGTCTTCTATTTGTTCTTTTCTCATATGACAATGCGTATCTGTAATGATTAATATATGGAAAGCATTTTTGCAGTTAGGTATTGGCTTTCCCTGAATTAAGTCGTCACTATTTGCAGTGACAGCATCTTGTTTTGAAGATATTACTGTATTATTTTTACTACTAATTAATTTTTGTAAAAAAGATAGCATATATATTTACTCCTTATATAAGGTTCTGCTAATTATTATCGGTTAACAAAAAAATAAACGTCATAAACATCTGCATTTTGATGTGATGAGATTTTAAAATATGCCTCGCATATTTTTAAGTAGTCAACTCTCCTTTTGGGAGGAATTGCTATTTCATATCTCGGATAAATGTAACGATACCAAAACAGATCCAGACACCGGTTTTGTTCGTAATACTCCGTCCTTGGTTCAATAATTTGCAGAATTCCGCCTGATTTTAAATATCTGTGGAGACACTGAATCACCTTCGGTATATCAGCATGATGTAGTACGTTTTTAAGGCGAAATTCATCAACGGATCCTTCTTGCAATCCAATAATTTCGTTTGTCTCTGTATTGTATACATAATCTAAATAGGGACCTTGAGTAATATCACATGTTTTATATCCAGGATATGGATTATATCCGCTGCCAAAATCAATTTTAAGCATACTGCACTCCTATGCCAAGTCGTGGTTTCCTATATCATGGCAGTATTTCTCTTAGTTGTATGGCTTCTTTTTGTATATTTATTGCATAGTTGCTATAGTTTCCGGCTTCATATCGTTTCCGGGCCGTCTCTGAAGGCATATTGTAATACATAAGCACTTCGGTCATATCTCTTTTTGTGGATATAAGCTCAGCAAGATAATCAGCAGCAACTATTATATTTTGATAAGGATCATATAAATCATCACATTCAAGTCTTTCGATAATGTTTTTATCAGAAGATGCTGTTACTAAAATAACTAATGCCAAATATTGTTATGCAAAAAAATTGCATCAACAAATAAAGCAGTACATCTTCTTATTATGTCTACTCTCTGACCATGAACTATTGGATTGTCTTTTACATATGTTTGTGTTACGCATATTGGTTATCCTTTCTTACAATTTTCATAAATTGTTGTTGAATATATTGAAAAAGTACGCCAAATCGGATTCGAACCGATACTGACAGGGGCTTAAACCCTGTGCCTCTGCCGATTGGGCTACTGGCGCATAATGGGCATGACAGGCCATGATCCTGCAACCTTCGGCTTAAGAGGCCGCTACTCTGCCACTTGAGTTACATACCCGCGGATACACATACAGTGTCAGTGCACCCGACGAGACTCGAACTCGCATGGAAAGTAATTCCGCCAGATTAAAAGTCTGGTGCCATACCAATTAGGCGACGGATGCATACATTATAACTTTGATAATCGCTTATATAACTGTTTTCGTTTCATGATTGTTTTCTCCTCATTTATCAATATTTTTTGATTCCAAGGCCGAGAATCGAACTCGGGTCTACCGGGCATGAACCGGCCGTACTCGCCGCTATACTACCCTGGAGTAGCGGGTCCAGGAGTCGAAGCCTGGTATCGCAAGGGTTATGAACCCTGCATGGTAAATCCGTTCCACTCACCCGCAAATGCTGATAACAGGACTCGAACCTGTAACCCCATGCTTGTAAGGCATGTGCTCTCCCAGTTGAGCTATATCAGCATAGTTGTGGTGAACAGAATTGAACTGATATTAACCGCTCATCAGACGGTCTTTCTACCATTGAAATACACCACAATATTTTTATAAAGCCTGTGACAAGATTTGAACTTGCAACCCTCTACTTACGAGATAGACGCTCTGCCAATTGGAGCTACACAGGCGTTTAATGTCCTCATGGCGACTCGAACGCCAATCTTTCGGTTCGTAGCCGAAAACTCTATCCATTAAGCTATGGGGACATAGCAGACAGTAACCGAATCGAACGGGTGTCTAACGGTTCAGAACCGCACGGTTTACCTCTAGCCTAACCGCCTATAAGCCGCAGAAGGGACTCGAACCCTTAATCCCCTGATTACAAAGCAGGTGCATTGCCATTGTGCTACAGCGGCATATTTGATTTCAGGGAGACCAGTGGGGCTCGAACCCACGTAGGAATTACTTCCGCAGAGCCACAATCTGCTGCCTAACCAACTCGGCCACAGCCTCCATAGCTGGAATGGTGGGACTTGAACCCACAACCTACCGGTTAACAGCCGGTTGCTCTACCATTGAGCTACAAACCAAAATTTTAAAACAAATGCACCAGAAGGGATTCGAACCCATAGAAAACCGGGTTTGAGCCGGTCCCGTCTGCCAGTTGCGGCACTGATGCATACAGTCGGAATGACAGGTCTCGAACCTGCAGCCTCATGATTCCAAATCACGCGCGCTACCAATTGCGCCACATCCCGATAAAGTGCCCATGAGAAGATTCGAACTTCCAACATCTGGTCTCTGAAACCAGCGTGTCTGCCAGTTGCACCACATGGACATCTTAATATCCTGAGTGGGAGTCGAACCCACAAACAATTCACCACGTCCTTAGCGTGGCCGCTTTGCCAATTTGCGTATCAGGACATATTTTTTAATGGGCAGAGACGGACTTGAACCGCCAGAAGCCGAAGCCAACAGTTTTACAGACTGCACCGCTGCCAATTACGGGATACCTGCCCAGAAGTCGGCAGGGTGAGATTCGGACTCACAATGTTTACCGCGTGGGTCAGTGTTTTACAGACACTTTGCTTCAGCCCTTTGCATACCTGCCGTTAATAATATTCAGTTCCCATATAATAATAGTCTGGCATATTTTTTCATCTCCTTTACTTTTGATATAGAGCATGTGACGGGATTCGAACCCGCGTGATGTCCTGCTTGGAAGGCAGGTGTCCAAAACCACTGGACCACACATGCACAATAGCGACTGCAACGGGACTTGAACCCGTGTTATTCCTCCGTGACAGGGAGGTGCCATAACCAGCTAGGCGATGCAGCCATAATGCCTCGTTTCGGTTACGATCCGATCCTCCAGTTTTTCAGACTGGCGCTTCTACCAAGTTAGCTTACGAGGCTGGATAAAATTACTTTCGGTTTTATCCTTGCTAAATCGTTTGTTCATATTATTTTCTCCTGTAATAGATTTTTTAAATTCTGAGTGCCTGGTTCAGAATTAAAGCAAGCGACGGGATTTGAACCCGCGTCTATGACTTGGCAAGCCACCGTACTGACCAGTTATACTACACCTGCATCTGGGACTCCCGGAGTGCCTGGTTCCATAAGTCCCATTGTTTTAAATTGTATCGCAGATTATTCTGCAGTGACCGATAGGGGACTTGAACCCGCTGCTACGAGGTTGAAAGCCTCGTGACCTAAACCATCTAGTCGAATCGGCCATATAGTGGAGCTGGTGGGATTTGAACCCACGACATCTTGTTCGCAAGACAAGCGCTCTCCCAACTGAGCTACAGCCCCATATCAAAGATTGTGTTAAATACTTATATATTTATTATGACAGATTATAAGTTTTATAGAAATTTCTGCACAAAAATTTTTCTTTCATTCATAAAAAAGACCACTAAATTAAGATAATTTCCTAATCCAGTGGTCATGATTTCATATTTCCAATCTATGCGCGGTTCTTATTATAGTTCTCGGGTGCCTGTTCCGATACCTACTGCCCGCTTAAAAAGGCTATGAAAAGAACCACTGAATGTTTTATGCAATTGTGTAAAGTTTACTAAACTTCTCGCAAAAAGACTATATTTCGGTGTATTATCGACAATTCGATCCCATCCGTAATGATAATTAGAGCACAGTGAACCAAGCCCTGTTTCCAGTGCTGATGTCTGTAAAAACTGAGGTTCATGTTTCATGATCATCGTAGTCATGGTCTTTTCTATCCTTTCTAAAAATTCATTGTATGAAGTAGTTTCTATCCTTCATAATTATTATGTCAGATTTTTTTGAAAAACAAAATACGGAGCGCTTACAATAAATCTTAGAACAATCTAAGACTTACGGCAGGCACTCCGTTCATCTGTAATTAGAATATCACTTCTGCTTATATTTGTCAATAGGTTTTATTAAAATTTGTTTTAGATTAATCCATGCTCTTCGCAGAAGGTTCTCATATGATTAGCCGTCTCATATATGAAAACCATCTTAGTAATACACTATCTATATCTTATAATGAAATTGTTACTCGGTGACATAGAAAAGAAAATCGCCTGTTCTCCTATGCTATGTTTTCTTCTACGATGATTTGGAATTAATATTGTCAACAAGATCCTTTAATTCTTTATTCTCATTTATCCTTGTTAATAAACAAAGACATTTACAGCTTTCTCGTGAACCTTTTTGCTCACACCATACACAATCTGTGTAATGATCTACAGTAGTGTTAAATACGGAACAATATGCGCTTTCACATCCAAAAATAGGACAACACTTATCTGGCGTTGGCAATGTGTCTTCCAAACACTGTTCTTTTGATGGATTCCTATCAGAAAATTTACAAGCACAATTACATTGTTTTTTTGAAATATCAACGTCTGATTCTTTACATTCTTTCATCACTTCTTTGAGAGCATCAACGTCAATATTTTCAATAACAAGTTTTCTTTTATCACGATATTCTTTTTCATATTTTTTAACCTGTGCTTTATAGGAAAAATAAGATATAATGAACGAAATCAGAAAGCATACAATTCCTAATAAAGTACCCGGTAAATTAAATTCTATGAGGTTGGTAGAACGACCTATAGCTACAATCAAAAGAACGGCGATTAATAGAACGAAATATAAAGTGTTATCGTATGCACATATTGGTCCCATATGAATCGTAAAACATTCTTTTATTAGATATAGAACAATAAAAGTAATTAACAAGCATGAAATAAAATTATGATCCATTATTTTTCCTTTCTTTTACAATCTTTTATGTTAAATAAGAAATAATACTTCATACGCAACAACACTTATTATTAACTCTGTAATTCCTATATATTTCATATTTCCTTTCTTTTCATCATCATTAAAAAAAGGTGATATCATCAAAAGAATCATTGAAAATATTCCTAGAGTAGCTACAAAAAGCATACAAATATCAATTAAATTTATCAATTTTAATCACCCCTTTAGTTCCCGGAAAAATCCCGTTAACTCATCAGCCAACGCTTGTCCCTTTTCACCAAACAACATCTGCATCTGGAACGGAAGTCCAATCTTGTCATCGGATGCTGCAGCAACTGCTTTTCTGATTTCATCGATCCGCTTACTATAGTCATATCCAGTCTTCTTTTCCGCTGCTTTTACCAGATCTTCAAGTAACCCTGGGACCGTTTCTTCTGTCTTTTCTGATTCATCAATACTTTCATTTTTAACTGGCTCAATGATAGAATCTGTTCCATTATTATCATTAAGATTCAATGTTTTATTTGACTCTTCTGCTACCGATTCATTTTTTCGAAGATTTCGCACTCTCGGTTTTGTAGTCTTTTTATCTGATCCTTTTGCGGCAGCTGCCATGGATAAAAGTTCCATATCTTGTTCTTTTGCAAAATCAGATAACTCTTTTGAAACAGATGCAATCGTACATACGCGGGTTTCTTCTTTTGCCTTCAACATTCCGAGAACAAATAATAATGTATCTCTCTTTTCAGAAAGGGCTGTGGAAAGACGTAGCTTATCATCCGGAATAGGAAGCTGGCGGAGCTTATTATAATCGCTGATGCGTAACTCTGTTCCCAGGACCATAAACTGATCGTATGTAGACGGGAGCTTTTTGTTTTCCTTCAACAGATCTGTAAATTTCTGGATTTCGTCACTCCAGATAAGTAATGTAGACATATTTTAATCCTCCTATGTTTTCTGTTTTTATTAAGTAAGCGCCAAATAATCCGGCGGTA